TGGATGCTTATTTCGATAAGTTTTTTAATGAGACCATAACAAACTACCCACCTTACAATCTAATACAAGTAAATAATACTGAGTCTCGGTTAGAGATTGCACTTGCTGGATTTAAAAAGGAGGAAGTTAATGTCTATACTGAATACGGAAAACTATTCGTTGAAGGAAAGAAAAAAGATAAAGAGGAGGGATCCGAGTACTTCCATCAAGGATTGGCTCAAAGATCTTTCAACAGAGCCTGGACACTTGCAGACGATTATGAAGTCAGGGATGTGTCATTGGAAGATGGACTCCTTACCGTCAAGTTGGGTAAAGTAGTTCCAGAACATCACACTCGTAAAGATTATCTATAAATAAATTTTTATAGAAACAAGACCACTTGACTTTTGTTGAGTGGTCTTTTATAATGTAAACAAAGAGTAAATTGTATGTCTGTAAATTTAGTCCTTCTTAAATCTGGTGAAGAGTTGATAGCAGATGTGAAAGAAATTAAATCTGGAAATGAGATTGTAGGATATTTTTTTGATGATCCTTTAAGATTAAATTTTAGCCCAGAACAAGAGCCTGAAGTATTACAAGAGAGTGAAACATCTCTTAAATATAATTCAAAGATATCTATCACATTTTTTCCTTGGGTTCCTTTTGCAGCTCAGAGAAAACAAATACCATGTTCAGCGGATTGGATAGTTACTATTGTCAAACCACAAGAACAATTAGTCAAACTTTATGAGGAGAAAATCAATGGAAGAAACGAAAGTGATCAAAGTCCTGTTGTTATCTAATCAGGAAATAGTGGTCTCGGAAATAGAAGAAATTGCTGCAGAGTATGGAGATCCAAACTGTAAATTAACAAAACCTTACAAAATTGAAGGTGGTGCTTTACATAAGTGGATGCAAGACTATACTGAACAAAATGAGATAATGATTAGTTCTGATAAGATTGTAACTCTTGTTACTCCTAGTCCTATGATTTTTGAACAGTATTCTAAAGCTACTTCGTGAAATTTTATACCAACATTCAACTCATAGGTAATCAGTTTCTGATTCGTGGTTATGAGAATGGAAAACACATCACACATCGAGAAGAATGGAAACCAACTCTGTTTGTTCCTTCTAAAAGAAAAACAAAATATAAAACATTAGAGGGTGAATCAGTTGAACCGATTCAACCTGGCTTTGTGAGAGACTGTCGTGAGTTCTATAAGAAGTATGATGAGGTTGAGAACTTTAAAATATATGGCAACGACAGATATGTTTATCAATATATCTCAGAAAAATATCCAGAAGATCATATAAATTTTGATATCAAAAAGATTCGTCTTGTAACTATTGATATCGAGGTTGCTGCAGAGAGTGGTTTTCCTGATGTTGAGAATGTTGCAGAGGAATTATTATTGATTAGTTTACAAGACTACGCAACTAAGAAAGTTACAACTTTTGGTTCAAGACCTTTTGTAAATAAAGATCCAAACGTAACGTATATTTTATGCAATGATGAAGTTCATCTTCTTACTTCATTCTTGGCATATTGGAGAAAAAATCTACCAGAAGTAATCACTGGTTGGAACTCACAGATGTATGACATACCATATCTCGCTGGTCGTATCAATCGTGTTCTTGGTGAGAAGTCGATGAAGGATCTTTCGCCTTGGGGTCTTGTATCTCAAGATGAAGTCTATATCAGTGGTCGTAAAAATATTACTTATGATATTGGTGGTGTGACTCAACTTGATTATCTTGATCTATATAAAAGATTTACATACACAAATCAAGAATCATATCGATTGGATTACATTGCTAACTATGAGTTGGGTGAAAAGAAACTTGATCATGATGAACATGATACTTTCCGTGAGTTCTATACAAAAGATTGGGATAAGTTTGTCCGATATAATATCATTGACGTACAACTTGTTGACAAACTTGAAGACAAGTTGAAATTAATTGAACTTGCGATTACAATGGCGTTTGACGCCAAAGTAAACTTTATTGACATTCACTATCAAGTGAGAATGTGGGACACCATCATTTACAACTACCTCAAGAAACAGAACATTGTCATTCCACCAAAGAAACGAACATCAAAATCACAAAAATACGCAGGGGCGTATGTCAAAGAACCGAAGCCAGGAAAGTATGATTGGGTGGTTTCGTTTGACCTTAATAGTCTGTATCCTCATCTCATTATGCAATATAATATTTCCCCTGAGACGCTCAAGGATGACAAACACCCAACAGCTACAGTTGATCGAATACTTCAAGAAGAAATAGACTTTCAACTTCACAAAGATAGTGCTGTGTGTGCCAATGGTGCAATGTATCGCACTGACATTCGTGGTTTCTTACCAGAGATTATGGAGAAGATATACACAGAAAGAACTGTGTATAAAAAAAAGATGCTTGCTGCAAAACAAAAGTATGAGGATACTAAAGACCCTAAACTTGTAAAAGATATCGCAACATTTAACAATATTCAGATGGCTCGTAAGATTCAACTGAACTCTGCCTATGGTGCGATTGGTAACGAATACTTTCGTTATTACAAACTTGAAAATGCAGAAGCGATTACTTTATCTGGTCAGGTTTCAATTCGTTGGATTGAAGATCGGATGAATAATTATCTAAACAAAATACTTAAAACAAAGGATGAAGATTATGTTATTGCTGTTGATACCGATTCTATCTATTTGCATCTGGGCCCTTTGGTCGAGGTTATATACAAAGAACGAGAGAAGACTACTGAGGGTGTTGTTGGATTCCTTAACAAGATCTGTGAGATGGAATTTGAAAAGTATATTTCGAGTTCTTACGAAGCGTTGGCCAACTATGTCAACGCTTACGAGCAGAAGATGTTCATGAAACGTGAGAACATTGCTGATCGTGGAATATGGACTGCCAAGAAAAGATATATCTTGAATGTTTGGGATAGTGAAGGTGTTCGTTATGCGGAACCTAAACTCAAGATGATGGGTATTGAAGCAGTTAAATCATCAACGCCTGCACCTTGTCGCACCATGATTAAAGATGTTCTTAAACTTATCATGACAAAGACAGAAGATGATGTCATTGACTTCATCGAAAACTGTAGAACAAAGTTTAGGTCATTACCACCAGAGGAGATATCATTTCCAAGAACTGTGAGTAATGTCAAGAAGTATAAAAGTGTCAACGCAATTTATGAAAAGGGAACACCGATTCATGCTCGTGGCGCCCTTCTCTTCAATCATTATGTAAAGAAGAATAAACTTACACAAAAGTATTCTTTGATTAATAATGGCGAGAAGATAAAATTTTGTTATCTCAAAAGACCAAATCCAATCCAAGAGAATGTAATATCATTCATTCAACAATTCCCAGAGGAACTTAACCTTGACAAATATATAGATTATGATCTACAATTTGAGAAGTCGTTCCTTGAACCTCTCAAGATCATTCTTGACTCAATTGGATGGCAGGCTGAGAGAACTGTAAACCTAGAATCATTTTTTATATAATGGATTTACCTATTAATGACAAAGAATTAGACATGATTGTTTGGATGCTTGAACATGTATCTGGCGATGGTGCTGAAGAACTTCACAAAAAGTTGAAGTTAGTAAAAGAAGTTAGAGATGAGAACCCTGATGGGCCTTATAAAAAAATACTTCGTGAAAAACATGGGATGGTAATTTAATGGACTTTTTAAAAGAAATAGTAAAAGAGATTGGTGATGAGTACACCCAAATTGCAGCAGACATAGATGAAACAGAAAGATTCATCGACACAGGATCATACATCTTTAATGCAGTGGTTAGCGGTTCCATTTATGGTGGTGTTTCTAGTAATAAGATTACTGCCATCGCTGGTGAAAGCTCTACTGGAAAGACTTATTTTTCCTTGGCTGTTGTCAAAAACTTTTTGGATACTAACCCTGATGGTTACTGCCTTTATTTTGACACCGAGGCTGCTGTCAACAAAGGACTACTTGAGTCTCGTGGGGTTGACTTAACACGCACAGTTGTAGTAAATGTCGTTACAATAGAAGAGTTTAGAGGTAAGGCACTTAAAGCAGTAGATATATACTTAAAGACAGATGAAGAGAATCGCAAACCCTGTATGTTTGTATTAGATTCTCTAGGTATGCTTTCTACAGAGAAAGAAATTACGGATGCCCTAAATGATAAACAAGTAAGAGATATGACCAAATCTCAACTTGTTAAAGGAGCATTCAGAATGCTTACATTAAAACTTGGTCAAGCAAACATTCCACTTATTGTTACTAATCACACCTATGACGTTATCGGATCTTACGTCCCAACTAAAGAAATGGGAGGAGGCAGTGGCCTCAAGTATGCCGCGTCTACGATCATTTATCTCAGCAAAAAAAAGGAAAAGGATAAGACAGAGGTTGTTGGAAACATTATTAAAGCTAAGACGGCTAAATCAAGACTCTCAAAAGAAAATAAACAAGTA